ATGAAAAGTCCCATTCTGGGATCGGCGTATGTTGCTCGGTCGGTCAACGCCGCCGACAACAGAATGGTGAACTTGTTTCCAGAAATTGTGCCGGAAGCAGGTAAGGAACCAGCATTTCTGAATCGAGCGCCAGGGTTAAAGTTCTTGGCAACAATCGGCAACGGGCCGATCCGTGGCGTATGGGCGTTCTCGCCGCAAGACGGCATCGCGTTTGTAGTGTCTGGCACAGAGTTGTACAAGATCAACAACTCCTACACCGCAACGCTGTTGGGTACCGTAGTTGGCACAGGGCCGGTCAGTATGTCTGACAATGGTACGCAGTTGTTTATCGCGGCCAACGGTCCAAGCTACATCTACAACAACACGACCAACGCTTTTGGTCAGATTACCGATCCAGACTTTCCCGGCGCTGTAACCGTCTGTTATCTAGACGGATATTTTGTATTCAACGAACCAAACAGCCAAAAGTTATGGGTGACTGCGCTGCTAGATGGTACGTCTATTGACCCGCTGGAATTTGCCAGCACTGAAGGGTCACCCGATGGTTTGATTGCGGTGGCCGCAAACTTCCGCGAAGTTTGGGCGTTTGGCACTAACTCGATTGAAGTCTGGTACGACTCTGGCGCAACGGACTTTCCGTTACAACGCATCCAAGGCGCGTTTAATGAGTTAGGTTGTGCCGCACCATATTCTGTCGCCAAGATGGACAACGGGATGTTTTGGCTTGGGCGCGACCGTCGCGGTCAGGGTATGGTCTACCGAGCCAACGGATACACCGGCCAGCGTATCTCAACCCATGCGGTTGAATGGCAGATCCAGCAGTATGACGACATCTCTGACGCAATTGCCTATACTTACCAGCAAGACGGGCATTCTTTTTATGTTCTGATATTCCCAACTGGCAACGCTACGTGGGTGTATGACGCGGCGACTGGAGCCTGGCACGAGCGAGCTGGTTGGGTAAACGGTGATTTTACCCGCCATCGCAGCAACTGCCAGATGGCGTTTAATAATCAGATTGTTGTTGGCGACTATGTTAACGGCAACCTTTACGCCTTTGATCTAGATGTGTACGCCGACAACGGCAGCATACAGAAATGGTTGCGTTCTTGGCGGGCGCTGCCCACTGGACAGAACAACCTCAAGCGCACGGCCCATCATACGTTGCAACTAGATTGCGAAACGGGCGTTGGGCTAAACGGGTTTGTTGTAAACGAAGACATCTATCTACAAACGGAAGATGGCAATTATTTGATTACCGAGAGCGGTGATTATTTAATTGCTGACCAACAAGCAATCGCCACCCAAGGTGCTGACCCGAAAGTAATGCTGCGTTGGTCAGATGACGGCGGCCACACGTACTCAAACGAACATTGGTCGCCAGTTGGCAAGATTGGCGTCTACCAGCAGCGGGTGTTCTGGCGGCGGCTGGGGATGACCTTGAAGTTGCGTGATCGGGTCTACGAAGTATCTGGGACCGATCCGGTCAAGACGGTGATCATGGGCGCAGAGTTGATTCTGAGCGGCACAAATGCCTAACGTGACGCCGATCACGCCACCGCGAGTACCGCTAGTTGATCCGCGCACGGGATTTATTGATCGCGCTTGGTATTTGTTCTTTCTGTCTCTGAACAACGCGGCGGTTCAGGTTTATGACAACCCTTCTGTTGAGCCTGACGCAATATCGTTGACTGCATCTTACGATGCTGCGTTGCAAGAGTTAACGCAGAATGTAGATACTCAACAATCGTCGATGGCTTTGCTGCCGCAACTGGCCGAAATGCAGAAACAGATTGATGCGCTCGCGTTGTTGCCCGCACAAATAACCGCTATGCTTGCTCAATTAGCAGATGTAACCGCGATGAACCCGTCTGATGGTGACAAACTGATATACAACGGCGCTACAGGCAAGTGGAATCAAGATTCCCGCAGCTACCTCATGCTTGAATAAAGGATTTTTACATGGCCGTCACAGTTAAAGTTTTAGTCCCGGCAAAGTTTGCCGAGAACACGCAAACGACCCAGTACACCGCGACTGGTCTTACCGCGATCATTGACAAGTTTACAGCGACCAACATCAGTGGTTCGGCTGCTACAATTTCCGTCAACTTGGTCACAGTAGCCGGATCTGCCGGAAACACCAACTTGATCACCAAGACCAAGACGCTTGCCGCGTCTGAGGTCTACACGTTTCCAGAGTTGGTCGGGCAAGTTCTAGGCGTTGGCGACTTTATCAGTACAATTGCAGGTACGGCCAGCGCGATCAATATCCGGGTTTCTGGGCGGGAAGTGACTTGAACGATATGATAACCACGGGGCAGCACGCGCTATCTATCGTAAGTCAGATAGAAGACGCGGAAAAACAGTTGTTAAAGTACCCACAAACTGACTGCCCAGTAGTGCATCATTTTGGGCCGGGAATTTGTATCCGCGAAGTCTTTATGCCGGCGGGTACGTTAGCAATTGGTCACCGTCAAAAATACGACCATTTAAATTTGCTGTTGCGCGGTAAAGTAATGGTCACCAATGATGATGGCGAAGCCCAAATCCTAAGCGCCCCGATGATTTTTGTCGGCAAGCCTGGGCGCAAAATTGGGTACGTTGTTGAAGATATGGTGTGGCAAAACATTTACGCTACAGACCTTAAAAATTCTGACGAAGTTGAATCTTATTTTATTGAAAAAAGCGAAGACTGGCGGGCAGACTATGAAGCAAAATTTGCTGTTGAACAAACAGCTAGAACTGCCGACCGTATTGATTATTTAATGATGCTAGAACAAACTGGGTTTGACGCTGAAACGGCGCGTCAACAGGTTGAAAACACTGAAGATCAAATCTGGGTGGACAATTCTGTGACAAGAGTTTCGGACTCTTCGATTGACGGTAAAGGTCTGTTTGTGACTTATCCGATTAACGCTGGTGATATTATTTGTGAGGCCCGCGTCGGTGGTCTGCGCACGCAAGCTGGGCGTTTTACGAACCATTCTTTGTTTCCCAACGCCAAAATGGTAATGAAACCAAACGGCGATATTGATTTGGTTGCTTTGGTTGATTTTGAAGGGTGCAAGGGTGGCAGCATCGGCGTGGAAGCAACAATTGACTATCGTCAAGCACTTGCGCTTTCTGGCGTCGAACTTAAAGAACAGGAGTTGTCATGTCTGGTGTAGCAACGGATATAGCGGGGAGCGCCCTTGTCGGTGCGTATGCCTCAAACAGGGCGTCAAAGACTCAAGCGCAAGCGGCTCAACAAGGTATTGACGCCCAAGAGCGAATGTTTGAGCGCCAAAATGAGTTGCAAGAACCGTTTCGTCAGGCGGGTATCGGTGCGCTTAACAAGCTGATACCGATGTCTGACTACACCAAGTTTGGCATGGATCAATTCCAAGCCGATCCTGGCTACGCTTTCCGGTTATCCGAAGGCATGAAGGCATTAGATCGAACTGCCGCTCAACGCGGTGGGTTGTTGTCTGGTTCTACGCTTAAAGCAGCGCAACGCTACGGACAAGAAATGGGTTCGCAGGAATACATGAATGCGTTCAATCGTTATCAGACTGAACGTAATGCTCAACTTAACCCGTTGCAATCGTTGGCTGGTTTAGGGCAGACATCTACCAATGCGTTAACTGGCGCGGCGGGGCAAATGGGCCAGAACTACGCCGCTGGCTACGGCAACATCGGGCAAGCTAGGGCGTCTGGGTACGTTGGTGGGGCAAACGCTTTATCGTCTGCGCTTGGGACTGGTTTAAACTATATGCAGAACCAGCAGTACATTAACCGGCTTCCGCTGCCCGGAGGTGGTTCACCTTATGCGTCTACCGCAAATATAGCAAGCCCGTCTCTCGGCTACGACTGGGGTTAATCATGGCAGACTACTCCCTTGCGCTTAACGTCAAGCCGCTTCAGCTTGAAGACCCGCTAACGTCTTACGGCAGATTCGCTACTATTCAGAACGCTCAGAACCAGAACGCGCTGGCGCAATACCAGTTGTCTGCGGCAAAGCGTTCAGACGAAGAGTCTAACGCTCTTAGACAATTGTTTGCCAATCCCGAAAATGTAGATCAAACAAGCCCAGAATTTATTCGTAGAATATACGGCGTTTCCCCGGAAGCAGGGCTTAAATATGAAAAAAGCATTTTTGAAAGGAAAAAAGAGCAAAGTATTTTTGACAAAACAGAATCTGAATTGTTAGCAGCAGAACTTACCCGCTCAAGAGGATTGATGGGGCAAGCGCAAACGCCAGAACAACTTGCGTCAATCGTTTCCAATTCTTACAATCCTAAAACAAGAACAGGCAAATTTTTTGCGTCTCAAGGGTATGACGTTAATACAGCTTTAGCGGCAATTGAGCAAACTAAAAACGACCCGCAAGCGTTTTATACTTTGCTGGAATCGTTTGCTTCAAACGGTGACAAGTTAATTGACAGTATTCGCGCTAAAGCTGAAGCGGCGCAAATTCGTCCGCAGCCTCGATTTGGCGGGGCGTCAACAGAAACACCCGCACCACAAGAAAACGCTTTAGGGATGCGTTTAGGAACACCCGCGCCAACACCAACCCAAACCGCTTTAGGGGCGCCCGTAGCCGGTGTAGCCAACACAACTACGGTCCCAACTACTCAAATTAAAACTCGGGCGCTTTCGTTTGAGACTGAGCCGCCAGCGCCCGTAGCAGCACCAGAGGCAGCGCCCGCAACAACTTTTGCAAAGCAAAGATTAGCTGCGGTCGAGAAAGAAATTGGTGATATGCAAACTGTTCTTGCCAGCTTCCCAGGAAACAAAAGGGCTGCTGACAATCTTAAACTTGCAGTTGATGAACGTGACAAATTAGTTGCACAAGATCTTGCGGCTCAAAAATTTAAGTTTGAGCAAAAAACTGCTATTGAATATGTTAAAACAACTAAAGGTGTTCTTAGAGTTAATAAAGCAGATGGAACTTCGGAGCTTGTTCTTGGGCCTGACGGGAAACCAGTAATGGATGTTTCTGCTGCTTCAGAAATAGATCAGCAGCGGCATCGTCAAGAAATGGAAAGGCAAGGTAGAGCAAATCTAAGTTTGGAAGAACGCCGCACTAGAGTTTCGGAAGATAACGCGCGGATTGCTAAAGACCCTATAATTCAACAGCAACTTGAAGCTGCACGGACGCTTGGGCGCGAAACAGCTAAAAATCAAGTTACAGCAACGGCGGTGCTTCCTAAAGTAATATCAACGGGTGAACTGGCGCTAAACACTATTGATCAAATGATAGGTCAGCGAGACGATAAAGGTAATTTAATCAAAGGACAAAAACCACATCCCGGTTTTGAAAATGCAGTTGGTTTTGGTTTACCTTTGCAAATGGTTCCCGGGACTGAAGCGGCAAACTTCAAAACTTTGTTTGACCAAGTTAAAGGTTCAGCATTTTTGCAAGCGTTTGAAACTCTCAAAGGCGGCGGCGCGATCTCTGAAAAAGAAGGTGAGAAAGCTACATCTGCTCTTAACCGTATGAATTTAGCGCAAACCGAACCTGAGTTTGTAAAAGCCGCGCTTGAATTTAAGTCAGTTGTGCAGAACGGAATTGCTAACGCAAAAGCAAAAACCAGTAAAAGCGGTGGCGTTGTCTCTTCAACGCCTAACGTAGTTGATTTTGGGAGTCTGAAATAATGGATGTTCGGCTTCCTGACGGTACTGTTATTCAAAATGTTCCTGATGGTATATCTAAAGCCGAACTAACGGCCAAACTTAAGTCCAACGGCTATGACGTTTCTAAGCTAATTGAACCTAAGTTTGCGCCCCGCGAAGTCAAGGAAGAACCGTCTGCGTTTATGGCTCCGCTGCAAGGGTTTAGCGCGGGCGTCGGCAACGTCATGTTTGGCGGTCAGAAACTGCTGGGCATGGGGCTAGAAAAGATCGGTGCAACCGATACAGGACGTTTTCTTCAGGAAGACGCCGCGCGCCGTCAAGCCGCAGAAGCCGCCAAGTTAGCGCCGTACAAAGAATCTAGCCCGTTTTTAACTGGCGCGGGGCAGTTGGTCGGTGAAGTTTTACCGACGCTGCCGGTAGGAGGCGCGATTGCTGCGCCAATTAGAGCAGTTGGTACTGTCGCGCCAACAGCCGCGCGGTTTACCGCACCGTTAGCCGCTGCCGTAGAAAGCAGCGGGTTTACTCGTCAACCAACGAATATGTTGGCGCGAACTGCCGGTGGCGGTATTACAGGCGGCGCAAGCGCGGCGTTGATTAACCCAGATGATGCAGCGTCCGGCGCGTTGATCGGCATGACGCTGCCGGGGTTAGGTAAGTATGTTTTTATACCCGCTACTGGCAAAGTTATCGACGCAGTAACGGGTCAACTAGCCCCCCTTCGCGCGGCGCGTATTGTTCGTGAAGCCGCCGGTAAAGATTTGCCCGCTGTTCAAGCCGCGGCTAAAGCAGCGCCGTCAGATATGACCGCCGCTCAAGCGGTTTACGGTATTGAGCGCCCGCAGTTGATGGCGCTGTCTGAACTTGCCGCTAAACGAGACACCGAAAACTTTTACAACAATCTTGCCATTCAGCAGGAACAAGACCGCGTTAATAAACTTGCTGAGTTGGCTGGCGGCGCTAACTTGGCTGAAGCGCGCGGCACACGCGAAGGAACTAAAGCCGCGTTGTCAGGCTTGACCGCACCTATGCGCGAGACAGAACTTGCCGCCGCAGGTACAGCGGGCCGAATGGGGCCGGGATTGCAAGCAGAACAGCAGCGCATGGCTGAAGCAGCTACGCAAAAAGTTGAAGATGTTCGTCGGTTTACCGCCGCCCAAGACCGCGCAACAGAACTTGGTCAGCAACTCGGCCAGCGAATGAAATATTCGGTCGGTCAACCGCCAGTTCCGTACCCTGAACCAAGAATGACTGGTCGGTTTACTTACGCCGAAGATCTTAAAAACCACGCAGAACAACGTGCGGCACAATCTGCTGAAGCGTCTTTGCGGTTTGGGGACAAGGCGCGCGAACGTCAACTTCGCCTCGACAGTCTGGCCGCGCATGGTCTTAAGCCGTTGGATACCGATACAATTGTTAACAGCATCAACGTCAAACTGAACGACCCTAAAATTGGCGTACCAAGCATCAATCGTAACGTGTTGTCCAAAGTTAACGACGATATTAAAACTTGGGTTGAAAAGAACAACGGCGTTATTGACCCTGAAGCGTTGTACGAAATTCGTAAGGAAGCGGTTAACGACGCAATTGATACGCTCATGCGCGGCGAAAATACCGCCGCCAAAGCCAAACGCGCGGCTCAAATTCTGTCGCAGATTCGCCCTTTAATTGACGATGCGATTGAAAACGCAGGCGGCAAAGACTGGCGTAAGTATCTTGAGACGTTTGAGATGGGTATGAAAGACATCGAACGGCAGCGTCTTAGCGCCGCCGCGATGCAAATGTACAACAAAAATCCGGCAGAGTTTATTGACCTTGTACGCAACAATCGCCCCGATGTGGTCGAAGATGCGTTTGGTCCAGGCGCTTATGACATTGTTAAGGAGATGGGCGCGAAACGGATTGTGCCGATGGAAAAGATCGCCGCCGAAAAAGTGCGCGATATGGAGATTAAAAAAGCAGCAGCAACCGGCCTTGAAGGTTTGGAGCTAATTCTTGAGAAGAACGCGCCGTCAATCCGGCTACCAAGTTTCTTTAGCGTTTCGGCAACAACCGCAAACAAGACCTTAGAAATTCTTGAAAAGAAACTCGACCGCAAGACACGGATGGTTCTGCAAGAAGGCTTTCGTTCGGGCGCAGATCTAAACAAACTGATTGAAAAAGTTCCGGCCAAAGACCGTCCAGCAGTATGGGCGGCGTTGGCAAAGTTCAGCAAACCAGTTGCCACGGCGATAACTCAATTCCCCGCCGAGCGCAACGCTCTCGCCCCTAAGTCTGAAAACCAACTGGCTCCATGATGGTTACATTATCTGAAGTTGATCACAAGATTGATGCCCACGTGGACGTCTGCGCGATTCGGTACGAAGGTATTGAGAAAGAGACGCGCGGTATCCACGCGCGGATCAAGCGCCTTGAGCAGATCTTGATCACGGGCGGCGGCGCGATCATTATGATGCTGCTGACAATGCTAATGAAAGTTCATTAAACGGTAATCGTCAGTTTGTAAGATGAAGTTCCTTTTCTTGGAGCCTGACATGAAAGACGACATCCTTGCCGCTATCGACGCTTCTGAGCCAGTTGACGCGCTAAACGCTCTGTTCTCGGTTGCCTTTTTGGTTGC